ATGCTTTTATTTTATAAACTTCAAAATAATCTGGAGCTACTTCCCGAGCTCTCTCAACAGATTCTTCAGCTTCTTTCCATCGTTTATCTGCACTATATTGTAAAGCTTGCTTTAGATAAAATGAAGAAATCTTTTTATTATCTGTTTCTAGATTACCAAAAATAGTCTTAGCGAAAAATGGCGATGCTTCTTTTTCAAGTTGAATATTTTGTAAAATACGAGATAACTCACTTCTTTTTTTAGAAACTTTTTTAATAAAATCGTTACTCGGCTTATTATATAGTGAAAGGTAATCTTTTGCCATACTATTAATTTGATATGTATTTGATTTTGAATCAAGCATACTGGTGGACTGTAATACATTGATGTCCTCAGCTAATTCATATGTTGACTCATCCATATAGAAATCAATTACACCAAATACTAAAGGTTTCCCTTCTAATAAAAATAAATGGAGTATTTCTTTTTGTGAGGAGTTTAATTTGTCAATAATATTCGACATACTGAAATGAATTAAATTGTCCTTATGTGCCAATAAACTAGCCTCGTCTGTTTTAAAATAGATACTTGTGACAAACCATTTTATTGAGAGAGGACTCGAATATAAATCTTCAGTCAATAATTGTCTCAAACTATCTTTATCTCGCTTATACAACTCTAGTCCGTAATATTGGCACAGTAACCTAAAGTATTGTTCTGAATCTTTTAAACTCATTTCTGATAACCTAAAGCGCGTCTCTAGTTCTCCAACACCACTTCTTGAAGTAATTAATACTTTAGAATTATCTGGAATTGATTTTAAAAAATTTAGTATTTCTCCCGCTGTTACTGTTTCTAAATTATCAATAACAAGTAATGTATTGAAATTCTGCATAAAACTCAGTATGTCATCTACTGGAGAATCTGAATCTTCAACTGTTGATTTTTGTAATGACTTATACATTCCTTCAACAGAATGAATTGCACCTTTGATATTTATAAACTCACCTTTAGTTAAAGACTTTGTTTTTAAACTTACCCATACTATGGCATCAAACCTATCTTGATGCTCAGGATCATCTACAATATCATATAGGCATTTAATGGCAATAGCTGTTTTTCCAATTCCGCCATTACCAATAATAGTAATAATTTGAGATTTTTTATTTAAAATGAGTCCTTTTAGATCTGAAATTTCCTTTTTCCGTCCTACAAATCCAGTATCATCAAATTCTGGCAATGGTAAGTTATGATAAATTTTAGTTGTATCATCTTTTACTGTAGGTTTAACTTCCATCAATAATTGTTGAGGATTTTCTAAAATTAACTTTCTTGTTTCTTTTACTTGCTTCCAATTGATTTTTGGAAGTTCCTTATCAATTATATTTAACGCTTCTTCTAAAGTAGAGCGATCTGCAAATTCCAATGGCCTAGAATGCATAACCCTATTTCGAATTGGAATAATTTTATCAAAAATTTTCTTCATTTTTGACTTTTCTTCTAGATTGACCCTGAAGCTGCTGTGGTTTCCTATAATAAATGATACTAAATCTCCTAAATCCAGTTCTATCAATATTTCATATTCATCAGATGTCCCCTTACTGGAGGAAGTAGAGTCAGAATTTCTAGTTCTTGCTTTTTCAACAAAATCATTCGGTAAACCTATTACTGGCTTATTGTTACTGATAAAATTCCTTAAATCATATTCAATTGATGTACAAACTGCAAACATAAGTAAACGATTATTTAAATTAAATCTTTCCATCAAAAAACTCCATGTATTATTTTCTGTTTTAATTATACCAAAAAAGCAAGCCTCTCAGCTCACTTCTTGTACATTTATTTCTTCAAAACATATTCCCAGTCACCTGTAAAACCTAAGTGATGTAGATGAATACTGGATTGGTATTTAGCAAATAAGCCTCTTAAACGTGGGATAAAATTATTATTCCATTTATCACGATCAGTATACAACTGTTTAATGGCATATAATTGAGCCATGAGGCGATTTTTAATTTTGACATTTTCAGTCATAAAAGGTGGCAGCTGTCCAGGAACCTTTGTGAAGCTTCTATAGTACAGCCTACTGTAATGTGCGCAATAGTTTCTAAGAACAACTGCAACTTCAAGGTAGGTACGAACTTGAGTTATCTTGATATTCAAATCTTTAGCAATGAGACTTTGAACTGAATTTGGACTATCGGCATAAAACTTAGAAGTAATACCAAATGAAAAAAATTCAACTAAGACCCATAAGGGAAATTCACTATCATACTTAAACTGATGATGTTTATAAATAGGATCCTTTCTTCGATAACTCAGTTCTTTTTCAAGATTCTTCATAAATTCATCGTGTTTGTGATATTTGTTAAAGTTCTTGCTATATTTATAAGCTAAGGCGCCATACTGTTCAGAATGATGGTAAGCAACTTGCGTTTTAAAATATAACTCAATATCTTCAAGATACTCCATTAGCAAAAGTCTGAGCTCTGAATCAAACTGATAAATGCTGTAAATCTTCTCTAAAGATACCTTGTTGCTGTCATATTTTTGAGACTCCTCATCTCTAAAAGGCAAAAAATAAGCAGTTAGCCGATAATAATTAATACGTTTTAGAATAGTGATGGCATACTCCTTGGAAGTTATATCCTCACATCCGTGCTCAATTAATTTGGCTACTTGCTCTTCAAAAGTCTTAAATTCTTTGATTTCCATTCAATCATCCATATAAAAAAATGTCCGCCTTGTCACATCAGAGAGAGGTGGGCGGTCCTATTAACATCATTTTACTAAAGTTATCAGTAATTTGTCAAGAAGGAAATGCTTATTGCCACGATGTACACCTGAAAAATCCACCCTTCTCAGCTTACTTCTTATAAACATCTTTCCTATGTCCGCCATTGACAGCTACAATAATCAGCCCCTCATCTTCAATACGGCAGATGATACGATAGTGTCCGACGCGGTAATGCCAGAAATCTTTGATATTGCCAATTAATGCCTTGCTGTCTTGTATTGTCAGTACCATCAATTTCTCAAACCAAAATGAAAAACCCGCTTGAAGCGGGCTTTTTAGGAGATTTATGAAAAAGGTAAAATAAAATCTTATTAAATCAACGCTCTTGGAGGGTGTCCCCTCCAACTCCCCGACCTCTGGACAAGGTCTATTTTTTTGAAAAAAATTTAAAAAACTTCATCAAAATTATTGACGTTATACAACTTTAGTTGTATAATAGATACATAAGGTTAAGGAGGAAACCTTAGACAAGGAAACTAGTAGAAAGGAAAACAAAATGTTTAGGTTCAAAAAGAAGCCACTCAAAGTCAAAACAAATAAGATAGTCATCAAAATAAACTTATTTATAATCAGCTTTGAATGGCACATCGAATTTGGATAGTGAGAAATCACTATCCACCCCCTCGGGGGGGGACTTAAATTATAACAGGAAAAATAATGAAAGTAAATCTAAAAATTAGAAAAACCACCAAGCGTGAAAAAGTTGAATTTATTATCGGACTTCCTCTGCTCCTATTTGTGATTTGGTATTTTACGAGGTAATATATGTCAGTAGATATTAAAGCTATCCGCTGGCTTTTAGACAACGCCACAGCCTATGCTATCAGCAAAAACTGTGGCGTATCTATTCAGGCAGTAGATAAGTATAAAAACGGTGTATCAGATATTATGAACATGCGTTTAAAACACGCTATCAGCATGGCTTCTTACGCCCATACACTACAAGAAAAACAGTGAGTACCATCACTGTTTTTTCTATTTTGAGCAAACAAAAAACCGCAAGCTATTGCCTGCGGTTGGTGTACTATATTTTTGGTTTCATACAGATTTTTAGTCAGATCTTTAAGAAAGCAATTCGTTAACTCTATCTTGAACTGCTTGCGCATTATATCCCGCATTTGTTAGATTGTCAAAACGTTCTTGTCCATTGCCCCAAAGGCCTTGCACGACCTCATTGGCTATGGTATTAAGATCTACGGTGTTTCCACCACCTAAAAGGCTATTTACTTTGTCTTGAACCTCTTCGGCATCATAACCTGCATCAGTTAGTCTGTTGAAACGCTCTTGACCGTTCCCCCACAAGCCTTGTAGCACTTCATTAGCTAACGTATCCAAGTCTTTACTAGTATTTTCAGCATTTAAGAGGTCATTTACCTTGTCTTGCACGGCTTGCGCATCGTAACCAGCATTTGATAGGTTATTAAAACGTTCTTGCCCATTACCCCAAAGGCCTTGCACGACCTCATTGGCTATGGTATTAAGGCTTTTTAGATCGTTTTTACTGATTGAATTATCTTCCTCATCATCTAACAGGACAATATTCTTGTCAAACGGGTTACTTGAGTATTGCCACCAGCGAATGCCGTCCATAGATGGGAAGTATTCAAAATCAGCTGTACCATCGTTTAGCCCATATCCAGCAATCCAAAGGCTATTTGGGAATTTTGCAAGAATCTGCTCATAATAGATATTATTGAGCGTGAATGGCTTGTAGCTGTAATAGATTGGCTCATAGCCAGTTTCTTTGAGGATTTCCATAAAGCGAATACATGCATCTGTATTTGCCTGTTTATCTCCGCTAGCGTGATCTTCGTAATCAAGACACAAGTATTTTACTTTTTGAGGTACATTATCAAGGAAGTAGCGTGCCTCTCGTTCAGCTTCTTCGATGTCACCTCCAAACCAAGCAAAATGGTAGAATCCAACAGGATTGGATTGCTCAACTTGAGCAGATAAGCAAGGGTTGATATAGCTTGTGCTTTCTGAAATTTTAATGATGGTGTTAGTTGTTCCCATCTGCTCCAAAATCCCTGTAATGTCGTAGCCCTGATGGCTTGCTACGTCGATGAATAAGTCGTTTTTTTTCATTTGTTTATTTTCCTTCCCAAGCGTCATTCATCTGCTTCACGGCTGACTCAACAAAGGTGTCTAGGTCCTTGTCAGTCATGCTGATGTTGTATTTTGTAAGTTCAGCTCGGACTTTATCACGAGCTTGCTCCAGCTTTTCATCGCCTTTGTAGCCTGTTTCAGCTGCTATCTGCTCCACAGCATGGACCGCATTTTTAGCTAGGATTTCAGCGATTTTTACCGCTTTTTCTCCGCCTTTTCGTAAAAGATAATCTTTTACTGCTTTTACGATACTGCCTGTTGCCACTGCTAAAAAGCCTGTAGCAAATGCAATAATGATTTCGTTAAATTGTGACATGTGTTATTCTCCTTTGTTTTTGTCGTCATCGTTCTCAAGCAATCGTTGAAATGCTTTCAAGATTGGCTGAAAAAGAATGACATTTCCTTTTAATTTGCGATAATTTTCAACGAGCGATTGAAATGTGAATGCGATGTACCCGAGATAAATAGAGTACAAGAATGCGAAGCCTGTCTTCTCGGGCAATAGGACAGACATTGGAATAAGGATCATCAATAAGAGAACCCCTAAAATCTTTCGAAGTAGCCCGTTGATACCAATTTTACTCTTGTATTCAATATCAGGATTGACAATCGCAGCAATAGTTCCTGTCACAAAATCAATAATTTCCATTGAAACAATTAGAGCTAGAGCATACAATACCAAACCATCTTCTGTTTGGATGAGGCTTCTAAAAAAATTGAAAAATTCAATATGCATATCCACCTCCTACTCTTTAGGTTCTACCGTTGGATCCGTCCAGTCAGGATTGCCCTCTTCATCAAATTTCATGATGTAGAACTCCTGATTAAACAAATCTGTTACGTTGATTGTTGTGGTTGTCCCACCCCACTGGTTGAACGCCCAAACGGTTTCAACATCCTTGAATTGGCGACGACCATTTACAATCACAGGACGTTTTTGAACATCACGATACATATAGAAGTCATTGCTTGCATTCTTGCAACGAATGAACTCTCCGTTTTCTTTCATGTAGCGCAAAGCGGTCGCAAGATCAAATGGTTCTGTGATTTTTGTAAGGTCTAGCAAGTTATCTGTGTTTTGAATTGTTTCTGCCATGTCTATTCTCCTTTGTCTGCTGGTTTAGTTTGTTCATCAAGCAGAGCTTCCAGCTCCTCCACTCGTGCTTGAAGTCTTTGATTCTCTACTTCTTTTTCTCTTAGTTGAATCTTCAACAGATTATGTCTGAGCATTAATGTCTTTGAATCAACTAACATGTCATCAAGTGTCATGCTTAGGACTTGGTTAAGCTGTTCTTCGTTCATTTTCTAAATTCTCCAATCTGTGTGTTAGTTTTCTATTTTCAAGAGCAAGCTCCTGAATTGCTTTTAGTGCGATATTTAATAATCTAAAATCATCTAATGCTAAAGTTTCACCTTTCTTATAGACCAGTGAACTATCTATTTTTTCTACATCTTGTGCAATCAATCCGACATTTGTATAAGGTTTCTTATAGCCAAATTTATCAGTCTTCCAATCAAATTCTTTAAACATCAATTTTTGTACAAAATCTAACGCATTATAATGCGTATCACCAATGTTAGTCTTTAAATTTTTGTCAGATGTAGACCCATCAACACTAATCCACCATGTTCCACTTTTACCAGTCCCATCGTCGACATAAAGCTGGTTACTTCGAGGATCCCAGCCAATAAATCGAATAGGATATAGATTTCGAATAGGATTTTGATATTCAAAATTCGATATGATAGGAACTCCAGAAACAGGAGAACCATTATGCAGATTACAAAGTGACACACGCCCCTTGACGGTAAGCAGTATATCTTCTGTATTGTCTCCAATAATGTTTCCACCATTCCAATTTGGAGAATTGTAAATAAACATTCCTTTAGGGATTCGTCCAAGCTCTCGACCTAATAATTGAACACCAACTCCCTTGCTCGCACTATAGGTCTCAGGGACGTTGATTTGAAGGCCACCTTCTTGAGTAGGTCTCAAGAATCCATTATCACCAATAGTCATTCGACTATTACCTGTTATCGTGGTCCCGTTGATTTCAGTACCTCGAATAGTCCCGCCGTAAATCCTGTCTCCCTTAAGAGTACCTGTCACGATTTGAGAAGCATCTATCGTTACAGCTTTCAAGGCATTTACAAACGCTCTACTTGCTACCAATTTGTTAGTGATATGCTCGTTTGAGACCATTCTATTAGCAAGAGCTTCGTTAAATACCAACTTATCTGCCGTGATAGAATTCGTTCGTATAACATCCGCATTGAGAGTCGCGAACGTACCTTCACCAACAAATAATCGCTTGAAATAACCGTCAATTGCAGTTAATTTATCAGCCAGAGTATTCCCCTCAAGTCTGATAGTCTCTGCTTTAATTCCTGCATTTCGACCTGCTAGATTAAAACCAGCTATGATTTCGTTGACGCTGTTCTTATTATGAACTCCCCACGAACCGGCTAGTTGGCTTTGAACTGTTTTCAGGTTCTCGTTTTTGGAAACTTCAACCTGGAACAGCTGATTGGTTAAGGCCATGCGAGCGACCTTGTTAGAGATGTCATTTTCATTGCTACCAATAATACGCTCATAAAGCTGACTAGTTTCTTTAACATGCTGGAAGTCCGTCTGATTAGCCTTACCAGCAATCAATGAAGTGATATCTGCGAACCTACCATCTACTGATTTTTTGTAGTTAGCAATCCGAGTGGTAATCGAACCATTTTGTGGATTCGTGATAGCTTCGAATTTGTTCTCAATAGCTCTTACAGTTTCCTGATAAGTCGCTTTGCCTACATAGTCCTTCGCAACTAGCTCACGTACAGCAGTCGCTTGTTTTGCGCTTTCCTCACGAGTGTAACGCTGTAAAGCTTCCTGTCGCTGACCGTCTTTATTGACATATTCCTGAATAGCGGATAAATCGGTTCGCAAACCCTG